TTCCGTCTCCCTAAAGGCTCTGCCAAGAAGTTTGGTGTGTACGTCAAGTCTGGTGACAAAGTGAAGCGAGTTACCTTTGGTAGCCCCACTATGGAAATCCGTCGGGATAACCCTCAAGCTAGGGCCAACTTCCGAGCCAGACACAACTGCGACAGTAAGACTGATAAGACCACTGCTGGTTATTGGTCCTGTAAGATGTGGGAATCTGGGTTCTCTGTAGGAGATATGCTCTCCAAGAATGAGCCTGAAGAAGAACAAGCGAACCTTGAAGGTCAAATCCTTAAGACAGATGATGAACAGCGTCTGGTTTATGGTTGGGCCTCGGTCATCACTGAAGATGGTAAGCCTCTGGTAGACCGTCAAGGTGATGTAATTGAAGCCGACACTATGGTAAAGGCCGTGAATAAATTCATGGAACATATTCGTGTTGGTAAGATGATGCACAAGGGGGATCAAGTAGGCCAAGTGGTCCACTCGATGCCTCTCACTAAAGAGATTGGTGAGTCCTTGGGCATTTCCAGTAGCCGTGAAGGTTGGATCGTAGCATTGAAGGTATTCGATGATGAGGTCTGGTCTCTGGTAAAATCTGGCCAACTTACGGCCTTTTCTATCGGCGGCAAAGCTAAGAGGAAGGAAGTAGATGACTAACATCCTACTCGACTTGGAGTTGGACGAATTGTCACTTGTTGACCGTCCTGCTAACCAAGCCGCTACAATCTGTCTTATTAAGAGGGACAATACAATGAACCTTGAAGAACGCAAGGCGTACTACATGGACAAGGGCATGTCTGAAGATGAAGCCCTTAAGAAAGCTAAAGAGGACATGAAGAAGGCCGAAGAGCCTGAAGTGTCCAAGTCTGAAGAAGAGGTAGATCAGGGCGATCTGTTTCTGGCTGAGGTTGATGCTCTCAAAGCTGAAGTCTCCCGCCTCTCGAAGGCACTTGAAGACAACGGATTTGCTGTTACTGAAGAAACAGTAACCAAAGCTGTTGAACCAGAATACATCGAAGTAGAAGGCGAACAGATTGCCAAGTCGGACATTCCGGCTCCAGTCTTGAAGGCTCTCGAAGAAGCAGCTATTGAAAAGCGTATGGTTGAACTCCGTAAGCAAGCTGAAGAAATCCTTCCTAACTTCGATAACGAAATTGCGGCCTCCCTCTTGGCTCATGTAGCTAAAGATGACGCAATCGTAGAAGCCCTGAAGTCTGCTGATGCAGCCCTTGGTGCTTCGATGTCTGAGATCGGTGAAGCGTCGGTAGAGGCAGATATGCTCTCTTCCAGCGATAAGCTCGATGCTCTTGTTAAGTCCTACATGGACGAGAACAACCTTGCTAAGAAGGACCATGCTAAAGCATACGCTGCTGTAGCTAAGACCGACGAAGGCAAGGCACTCATTTCTAAGCTCTACAAAGGAGAGTAAATCATGGCGACGAATGCAGGCCGCTTTAATAACATTACACTGGAAGCAGCAAGTGCTGTAGGTCAGTTTGAACTCGTAACCGTAACCGCATCTGGTGCAGCTAAAGCTGGTGCAGCCAGCACGACTGTTCCTATTGTTGGTGTAGCTGTCAACTCTGTTGATCCTTCGGCTACCCCAGCAACCACAGCCCTCACCACTCAAATTGATGGTATTGCTATGGTCAAGGCTGGTGCTGCTGTAGCTAAAGGTGCATTGGTTGGCTCTAACGCTAGTGGTAAGGCCGTCACTGCGGCTACCAATAACCAGTTTGCGATTGGTGTAGCTCTGGAAGAGGCTACTGCCCAAGATGAGATCATTTCTGTTCTTATCCTCCCTTCTAAGTTCCACTCGTAATAGCAGTTAAGGAAGAGGAATAACAAATGCCTTTGCTGACCCCATCGCAGGTGCATATTGATGCGCCACTCACCAATCTGACGCTGGCTTATGCTCAGTCTCAGGAAAACTTCATCGCTGATAAAGTCTTCCCAACCGTAGGCGTAGACAAGCAGTCTGACAAATACTACATCTATGACCGTGCAGGTATGAACCGCACAGGTGACGTGAAGCAACTCGCTCCACGCACTGAAGTAGAGCGTATTGGCATGACCCTTTCCAGTGACAGCTACTTTGCTGACGTATATGGTTTGGGCATGGACTTCGATGAGCAGACCCTTGCTAACGAAGACGCTGCTCTGGACATTCGTTCTGCCGGAGCGCAAACGCTGGCTATGCGTATGATGATCCACCGTGAGAAGCAGTTTGCTTCTACGTTCTTTGCTGACGTTTGGAGCAACAAGTACACTGGTGTAAACGCTGGCCCAACTTCCGGTCAGGTTCTTCAGTGGGACGACGCATCCGCTACGCCTATCATTGACGTAACGAACGCATCTCGTACTATGCAGCTTGCTTCTGGTGGCTTCCGTCCAAACACGATGGTTGTTGGCCGTGAAGTATACGACCAGCTTGTAAACCACCCAACCATTTTGGATCGCTTGAACGGTGGTGCTACGGTTACCAACACTGCTCTCGTAACCAAGGCGAAGCTGGCAGAAATCTTTGAGGTAGAAAACTTCTACGTCATGGAAGCTGTCCAGAACGACACCAAAGAAGGTGAAACCGAAACTAACACCTTTATCGGTGGTAAGTCGGCTCTTCTGACGCATACCCCATCGTCTGCTGGTCTGATGACTCCTGCGGCTGGTCTGACCTTCGCATGGAACAACATTCCGGGTGCTAACAACCTTGGTATCTCTGTTGAGTCTTTCTCTGACGATGCTCTTAAGCGTCAGCAGATTGCTGAGATGATTCAGGTGAAGATGTCCTACGACATGAAGATGGTAGGCTCAGAATTGGGTTACTTCTTCGAGAAAATCGTAGCTGCCGACGCATAAGGGACTAGAGTATGACACCCGACTACTCTAAGCTACCTTTTCAACTCAACTGGGTCCAACTCGTTAGACAAGAGTTTAAGGGGTATGGA